GTTCAGAAATATACAGGTGGTACAAATTCAAGGGCAGTTATAGAAGCTCGTTGCCAACGTTTATACTCTCGTCAATTAGAAGGTAAAACTACTCGTCAACTAGTAATAGAACACTCCAAAAGAGAAGGTATCTGTGAAGCTACAGGGTGGACAGATTGGAATAAAGTTAAAGAATGGAATGATCAGGATTGGCTCAAAGAAAGAGAAAAAATGATTCCTCGCATTCAAGCTATGCGTATGAGACTTTTCAACAAAGCCATATCAAAAGGTCAATACCAAACAGCAGCACAAATACTAGACTCTCTAGGCAAAGTTGTAGGTGAATCTGTAGAAACAGTCAATATTCAAGCTCCAGATCTAACAATCAAAGTAGAGCCAAAAATTTAGTCAGAATATATTTAAGTTACCCACGCCACGCAAAAATAAAAAATAATCTGCAACACTACCCTATGTACGGTTATCCGTACCTATAGAATATATACAAAATATATAAAGTTATATATAATAGAACTATGGAGAAAGTATGTAAATTATTTTCTCTAACTTGAAAATTGCATATTAATTAAACTATGGAAACAATTCAAAATGTTATCCCAAGTGAAGCAACTAAAACTCACTGGAATATAACACTAAAAGAAAATTCAAATTTAAATCTAGAATTTTTTCACTCACTCTGTAAACAGTCTCAAATTGGTTTAGCTTCATTAATCTATCCTTTACACTATGCAAGCATAGAGCATAATGAACTAAGAAAAACTTATGAAAAGTTTGTTAAACCATACGTACAAAACTAACTTCAGAGTACTTTCTAAGCTGCTGCAATAGCTAGTAAATATCTTTAAAGGTATTTATTAGCTATCTCTCTTTACAGTCGTTCAGAGACTAGCACTAGCTAAACAAAACAAAATTATTAATTATCATCATGAAATTTTATCTTGGATTTATTATTATTGTAGTTTGTTTTTTGCTCTCATCATGGGGCAATGATCATCCAATAAAGAACGGACAATTAAACGAGCGTAACAAAACTATTCAAACTTACATAAATGATATATAATATATATCATAAACTTAAAATCTTATTTAATTAAACTATGGAACAAATTTTTTCTGATCTATTTAAAAACCTGGAGTTATTAAATGACCAAGGTTTACAAGCTTTAAAAGAGTTTAAAGAAAAAAACCCTAACTGGGATGATAAACAAGAGAACAAGTATAAAAAAATAGAAGATTCTATACATAGTTATAGATTCTTAATTGCTAGCGACAAGTGTATTGCTGCACATCATGGGTTGATTTAATATCAATCCTTTTTTTTATAAATCAATTAAATTAATTAATTATGAAAACAATTAAAGATTTAAAAAACTATGTTAAAAGTACATCAAGATATTGTATAAAAGATTATCTTGACCCAAAATGCTTTTATAAATCAGAATATGATTTATTACTGGAACAAAGAAACAAAGTTAAAAAGAGATCAAAACAAATATATAAAGATTTTAGAGATATTTTAAATAAAGATAACGTACCTTTAATAGTTGGGACTTATGGAGTAGATAATAGATTAGTGATTAAAGAGAATGAAATACATTATAAAGCGGGACAAGATGAGAGAATAGAAATACATAAGTATTTTAGAGCATACCTGGAAACAAACTATAAAAAATAATTTTATAAAGGTATCTAAAAAAGATATCTTTATAAAACTATTTTTAATAAATAGTTTTAATCGTACCTTATTTTATTAATTAATTATGAATTCAAAAACTAAAAAAATAATTATTGAAAGTTTAAATTTCAATAATAAAAACTTAAAAAGTGAGAATAAAAAAGATATAAAATTTATTAGAGATCACATACAAGTTATTAGAGGTTAATTATGAATGTTTTAACAGTATGTAAAAGTTATGGTGATTTTAAAAATAAGAGTGAAATTTTAAATCACTATAATTCTCAGGGTGACTTTAGAAATTTAAATCCCTTGGTTAATGGTGCTTATGTAAATAAAAAAGATGCTAAACGTTTTAAGGTATCTAATTTAAATGTAAGATATAAAAATTTGACTAAGATAGCAGTAATAGATGTTAGTAAGGATAAATTTATATAATGCTTGAATACAATCCTATACCTACTAACAAAAGTCAGTTTAAAGAAGGTACGCAAGTACCCAGGTTAAAAAGAAATAGAAATAAGAAATATAAGAGTATATTTAAAGAAATAAAAGACTTAAAAAAATAAATTGATACTTACTTTAAAAGGATTATTAATTTAATCCTTTTAATGAAAGTATTTATATATTAATTACTTTCAATTAAAAACTTATTTAAATTAATTAAACATGAATAAAAGACTTAAAAAGCTTTTTAAAGCTTATGACGGTAATTTATTAAATTATTTTTCAGGTTTAACACCGGAAGAGAGTAAAAAATTTAATGAATTAAAAAAGAATATTAAGAGTGGTGATATTAAATGAATTTATTAAAGATGTCTAAAGGTAATAAGAAGTTATCAAAAGATACTTTGATATTATCTTTACCCGCTGGACGAACATGTCCAGGTGCTGATAAATGTAAATCATTTGTTGAAGTTAACAAAGATAATAAAAGGATATTAAAACGTGGTAATGATTGTATTTTTACTTGCTTTGCTGCTAGTGAAGAATTGAGATATCCTAATGTTTTTAATAGTAGAAAATATAATTTTGATTTAATTAATGGTTATGTTTTAAATAAAGATTTAAAAGGATTAACTGAATTAATAAATCAATCGATACAAGTTAAAAAGAAGAATGTTAATAAGTTTAGGATTCATGAATCAGGAGATTTCTATCATCCTTTACAGTTAGATGCTTTTAAGAATGTAGCTAGAATGAATAAAAATATAATTTTTTATTGTTATAGTAAATCTTTAAAATTATTTCTTAATAATACATTACCTAATAACTTTTTTTTAACTGCAAGTTATGGGGGTAAGTATGATTATTTAATAAAAGATAATTTTAAAAGGTTTTCTAAAGTTGTATTCAGTGAAGCTGAAGCAATAAGACTAGGTTTATCAATAGATAAAGATGACTCTCATTGCTACCTGGATAAAGGTAAGAATGGATTTGGTTTATTACTTCATGGTATGCAAGAGAGCGGAAGTGTAGCAGCTGAAGCTTTAAAGGTTATCAATAGAAATAAAAAACAATTAGTTAAGGTATAAATTATGAAAAATAAATATGATAAAAAAGCAGTGGATAAGCTTATTAAACTTGATAAAAGTATAAGTAAAAAAGAAGCAGAATTAATCCATGCACTTTTAAAAGGTAGAAATTAATTTTTAATTTTTAAAAAATATAAAAATAAAAATTTAAATAATATATCAAAGTCAATATTTTCATTGATGAATGAATGATTGTTATTGTTCATGAATGAATGAAACTGTCTTGAATTATGAATGTCATAGTCATGAATGAATTTCTTAATATTTGACATGAATGGTACATATTATATATATAATATGATATCATACATACATAGTTTATCTAATTAATTAATCATGAATGAAGCAAAACCCATGAATGAATCCAAAAAAGAAAAATGGATCAAAACTGAACATCAAAAAGCGGTTCAAATCCATTGGGATAATTTAGACAGAATCAGAAAATTGCATGAAAGGCAAACCACAAAAATATACAGAATATATTCTTATCAAATATCTAAAGAAAAGCTTGAATCTGACGATTATGAAGATGGCAAGCATGAATTATCAATGGAATTAATACAAAAAGAGCAAATAAATCATTGCATTGAAGTTGCTGATTTACAGAAAGAGATTAATAAGAATCCTTTTGAAAAATCTGTTGAAACTATGAGAAAAAACAGTGATAAAGAGATGCTGTCAAAAAAATATGACAGGTTATTCAATAAAAAAACAAAGGAGAATAAATAATGACTAACAAAAAAAAGAAAAGAACTGAATCAGAATTTATTCAAGCAAAATTTTTTGATGCTTATGATGAATCAACAGCTAACAGAAAATCAACTTTAAGCTTACTTGGTGTTTATCAATTATTTCATGATGAAAATGGACACTGGTGTCTTTTTAAAAATAATCTTGGTATTGATTGTGATAAACATAAAGATCAGGATCATGCAGAAAAGTTAATTGAATCAGAAGATATATTTGACTTGTTTCGAGTGTTATCTGAAGAACAATTCAACAATCATAAAAAGCACTACAACAAAGAATACAAATATCAGGATGAAGAGGTTGAATAATGACGAACATCAGTAATAATCGTCATGATTGTATCCTCTCAATGAAAGATCTCATAAGAGATGGTATACCTCA